TCGGTACAAAGTAGTAATACCACTTTCCCCCGCCGCTGCTGCGCGGCAGGATGGTTACCTTGTCCGGCGTCCCGGCAGCAACCTTCGGCGCACTTTTACAGGTGATCTCCGCCTGATACGCTTTTCCGCGGGCAATCTCGACGGTACCGGATGTGTCGCAGGTGTAATTCGGCGCGGAAACTGTGTTGATGCCCCTATAGCACACATCCATATCGACGCTGCCGGAGATCCCCGGGACGCTTCCCCTGCTGCTCCACTGCCACATATCGCAAGCGTTGGAACGGTCGGTATTGTCCGGCGTCGCGCTGCTGTAGGCAGCCCCCCAGATCAGCAGACCAGCTTTGCGGCAGGCATCCACATCAATTAAGCTCCGGAGCCATGACGCGCTGGAATAGACGTACACCGGGCAGGTGTATCCTGCTGCGCGGATGGCCTTATAGATCGTCAGGATATGCTCCGTAATGGCTGCCTTGCCCAGACGGGATATTTCCAGGATGGTAACACCATTCTTGCGCGGATTTTCGACGTCAATAGCCAAACAGCAATACGGCCCGTGGCCTTGAATCGCTGCCAGAAAGTCATGCGCCTGCCGGTCAATCGGCGTCGCCCTCAAAAAGTGATAGGCTCCCACAGACAGGCCAGCGGCACGGGCGGCGGTTATGTTGGCGGCAAAGGATTTATCCGCGAAATTGACGCCCTCCGTCGCCTTGTGGATTACATAGCCGATACCGGCACGCTTGACCGCCGCGAAATCCGGGCGGCCTGTCCCGTTATAGATATCAATGCCCTTGATTGCCATAAAATCAATCCTTTCACCCTACCGGTAAAAACCGGGGAAAGTTGCCCCCAAGAGAGCAACTCCCCACAAAATATTATGTAGCCGCACCGGTACCAGTCAGTGCAGCAACGATCTTTGCCTTCTCGTCATCCGTTAGCAGGTAACTTGCCAGCACATCATCCTGTTTTTCACCCGCCGCAATCCGACGTTGAATTACTTTCGTAAGAATTTTTAAGCGCCCGGTCATTATGCGCCCTCCTTACTGTAAAATGTTTCTGCAATTTTCGTCTGAAGCTCGTCCGACACGTTATTTCCCGCCGCGTCAATCAGCTCGTCCACACATGCCAGAGCGTCATCCTGTTTGTTGATATATCCAAGCTGCCGGAGTACATCAACCTTTTCCTGCATGTCTTCAAGGCTGTCCACAAACAGCAGGAGCGCTATGGATGGGCTTGCCCGCATCGGAAGGGCTTCAGCACATGGACGCGGATCTCGAAAATTCAAGAGGGCTGCTCCACCGCTGATCTGCTTTGTGAGACCATCCGCGTAGGTTTTTGAGGCATCCACGCCATTGTGAAAAATTACGGTCTTAACTTGCTTAGCCATAATGAATCCTCCCTTATGCCTGAATTACGGTTATAGAGCCTACTGAGCCACTACAACCATGATTACCATTATGGTAACTGTCTATATTTCCCCCAGATCCGCCACTCCCTCCAGATCCGCCATTTACTTGTAATAATCCGGTATTGGTGTACGTACCTCTATGGCAAATGTAAATAGCACCTCCACCACCTCCGCCGCCTCCGCTTCCTCCGGAACCATAACCAGAACCATGACTGCCACCATTGCCGCCGTCTAATCCATTACATTTGATACGTCCATCAATAAATAGGCTTCCCCCTACATACAGCAGAATAATACCGCCACCACAATTTCCAGCGCCGCCACCGCCACCACTAGCATAAGCATTAGCAATACTAGCACCAGAACCGCCATTACCTCCGGGACCATTGCCACCGCCGCCGGGTGCTGCATTTCCGCCACCGCAACCTCCGCCGCCGTACTTTCCATCGGCATTGCCACCTATAAATATATGTTCTATATCTATAGTGATCTTATCGCTATCTCCGCCAGCTCCAGCGCCTGAATAATCGCTAAAGCCTCCTCCACCGCCAGCGCCATAGCCGCCTCCATACGATCTTGACAGCATACTAGTCCCACCAGACACACCGGATACATCATCACTAAAACCACCACCGCGGCCTCCGTCGCCTCCACTACCGCATTTCAGCTGTGATGGATACGGATAGTTGTTATTGTAGTTGGTCTTCGGTGCTAAACCAGATTGGTCAATCGTTCCGTGAATCGTGCAGTCGCCCTTAACACGCAAAATCAGCCCAGCATTGTAAGTAGCGCATTTAAGCGTCACCCCGGAATTGATGGTAAGGGATTTATAATTTTTCTCGACAATACTCTGATGCGGCACAGCAACCGGTAACGTAGTGCTGCTGCTGATTACCGCGTCGCCGTCGCTGCCGTCCCCAAAAATTGTGGGGGTGGGGCTTCCCCCGCTCTTAAAATTTAGCTTTGCACCATCGACGTCGTACACGAACGGCACGGCAGCACCGGCCTTGAAAAAGCTGCCATCGAGACAGTCGCCGTTTTGCAGAGTGGCCGTTACCGTCTTGCCATCCACCGTAAATGTATCGCCCACCGCATAATCCGCGTCGGCCTTAAACACGCACGATACTATGCCTGCCGTCGCGGATAGGCCGGTAAGGGCATAAACCGTGCCGGTTTTCGTGCAGGAGAGTGTGGTTATGGTTCCGCCCGATACCTTTTTCAGCTCTGCATCAACTTTGTCCGCATTTTGGTTCAGTACGGCTATATCTGCCCCATCCTCATAGGCGGGTTTTTTCAGGCCGTAATTTATCGTTGCTTCCAAATGCTACTCCCCCTTATGGATTTGTTCCCATGTTTTGGTTTTCATATCACCCCAGGTAAGATACGCTGATTTTACTTCCACCCATGTGGCATACAGATAAGCAATATCGACAAGCATGTTCGCCGGTATTGTTTTCCACATGGTCGTGTAAAGCGGGTTCAGATCGGCAATGCGGGATTCGCCGCGGTACTTGATATGCACCTTGTACCCGTCGAGCGTAATGTTGACCGGCAAACCCATGTACGCTTCGACAATTTGTTTCAGCACAGACAAGTTTATCGGCGGCTTAGTGATGATTGCCGCCCTAATTGCATCACGGCGGGCTTGCAGTGTTCCATTCAGCGGAGCGGACAGGCTGAGAATTTTCTCCCACCGCGCACAGCCGTCTTCATCAGCATGCAGGGGAGATATATTGTTAACCGCTTTTTTAACGACGGCAGACAGTTTGTCAATTTCAAAATTCACCGTTCCTGCGATTGCATCAATTTCGGCGGCGCCTTTCAGCTTCTCCGGCAGTAAATCAAGGTAATCTGATTTATCGTCGTAAAACATCAGCCTGTCACCTCGGTAACTGTAATCGTGCCGACAACCGGCACCTGGTAGCTGTCAAAGGCTTTTGACAGCGTTAGATTCTTTGAGTCTCCGTTGATCGTTACCGTGCCGATATCCACAATGTCGCTGTGGCAGTCGAGAATCGCCGCCTGCAATTTTGCAAAGAAAACTGTCGGGTCCGTAAATCCGACGGCATTGATGTAATCCGTTATAGCCTGTACGACGACGGGCTGGATAGTTGCAAAACTCGACCCAGTTCTAATGCGCACGGCGGCCGCTACATTTACGGAGAGGTCCGTTGATGTTTTAACCGTGACCGTATGCCCGATCGGCGCTATTCCGCCGCCATCCGTCCCCATCTCAGACTGTACCGTCTGGACTAGCTCATCCGACGCGGTATTTCCCTGCGTATCGCCGATTACAATCCCTACCTGCCCGGCAGCGCCCATCAAATGGGCTGGGAATACTTTGACGGCTCCCACGCCGTCAATAGCAAGGACTTTTTCTTCATAATCCGCGATATTTCCGCCGAATGCTGACTGCCGAACTGTCTCATAAAACCGGGTCCGCAGGTCATCATCCGTTTCTTCGTCCCTTGCAGCAGTCAGCGGAGCGGCAATCAGCTCCGCACTCCCGAGGCCGTTGATATTATCGACCGGCAAAATTGTACCGGAATACAAATTCCCGTCTGTCCCGGCCTGCTCGCATGCCGCCCGGTACTGCCCGGTACTGATTTTCTCCGTAAGGCCGAAAGACACGTTTTCAATCTGAAACCGGCTGCCGAGCGGCACATCCAGCGCGGCTCCGGAACTGTCCAGCGTGTTGATCTGCCGGACGGCATTTGTCGCGGCTTTGCGCTCAACGCCGAAATCAGCGCAGACCCGGTCAAGCCATTCCTCTTCCGCCGTATCTGGAAACAGCAATTGTATCATGTAAACCAGCATGTAGTTCTGCTGGGCAAGCAGAAACGCGCATGGGGCAAGCGTATTGTAGATCACGCTGCCTTCCCGTTTATCGAGATCGTCCGGAACCCGATCCAGCATTTCTTTTAAAAGCGATTCATATTCATATGCCGCGTATTCTCCGCTGATTTCATCCGCCATTGGCTGTCACCTCTTCTTCAAAATTGCCGAACTCCGTATTGACCGTAAACGTGGCCGTCGCTGTTTCTCCGGAAAATGTCAGGTCAAAATTCGAGATGCCGGTCACCCGGTCATCTTCGGCCAGCGCTTCTTCAATCCTTCGCTGCATATCGCCCTGGACGTACTCGCGGCGCTGGCCAATCAGGTCTTTTGTTTCCATGCCATAATCCGTTGAATAAATTTCGTACTCAAACCGTTCGGTCGATAAAATGAAATCGACGGCCTGCTTCACAGCTTCCAAACCGTCGATCGTTCCTTGAATATGATTTTTGCTGACCTTCCATGTTTTGGACGGGTGAAAATTCTCCCCGTCGGCTCCATAGGTTTTTAAAACACTCATCCCAGCACCCCAATCAGCGCGTATTTCTGCCCGCCCTGCTTCATCATCAGCGTAACGCGCTCCCCCATAGTTACAGTCATGCCCTTCGGCACGTCTACCATGTCAAGCGGCACCGGTATTGGTTTTGTATCTATCTTTACCGTCGAACCCTGCCACGTGCCATATACAAGGTCGGCAGGCTGGTAATTCCGTATGTACTGCTCCAAGACCTTTTTAATTGCCTGATGCAGATAGTCCATAAAATCGCCTCCGTCAGGACTGCGACGAAATGCCCGAAAAGATCAGATCGAGCTTCATACTGTGGGAATCCTTTTTGAACTCGTGCGTGCAGTGATCCACAACGGCCCACATGTCGAGGCCGGCATCACCAATCATGACCCGAACGCTGTTTCCCGCAAAAATCCGGTCGTCGCCCATACATTCGACGCTGAGCGTTTCGGTTTCACGGTTTTTCACGCTGAGCAGCCGGTTTGCGCGGGATGCAAGCTGACTGTCGTTTAAGTTGGCCGACACCTTGTCGTAGATCATCAGCTTGCCCCATTTTGAGATAGACGCGCTGTCCTGCGAAATATAGACGTTCCGGACGCCTTTGCTGCTGTCGTCCTTTGCAACCTTCACATAGTTAAACGTGTCGTCATCAATGGACTTTTCATAGCTGAAATCTTTGCCGAGCGACGCTGTGCCGATAATAATCGGCAGCCGCAGATTGTAGACGTCGCGCAGGCACAGCGCCCCGAATTCGTCCCGCAGGACATACCAATATCCATTTCCGATCAAATTATCCTCAATGGACTGATAGATCATGTCGAGCCGGGTCTTGCTGTCAAACAAGTATTTGCCGAGTTTGTACCCGGTGCTCTCGATTGTCCCGAGGCGGATCCGGCCTCCGCAGTCCAGCGCCACGGTGTTTACCCACGCGGAAAGCGTCGTCCCCGCCGGGCGCAGAAGGGAGTTAGAGCCCTTGAAATACCGGAGCTGGTCATAACAGATGCAGGAATATTTCTTATTATCCTGCTTTGTAGAAAACAGCCAGCCATAGAAAATATTATCCTTGCCGTACTGGAACGACACCGTGCAGCCGTTCGGG